AAGCGCGGTCAGCCAATGGGGTCTATGATGAGTTTTCCCCTATTGTGCCTGATCAATAAAACCTGCGTCGACTTAGTCCTTAACGACATGCTGACGGAAGGTGAAATCTCGTTCAGAGAGTGGACGAGTCATCGCTGTCTCATTAATGGCGATGATCTCCTTTTGCGATCGCCCGTTCCAGACGGGCGGCGAAAATACCTACCGCGCCATCAGTGGCATGGGGAGCAGATAGGGCTCCGGCTACAGATGGAGAAAACGATGGTAAGCAGCACCGGCCTCGCAGAGATTAACTCTACTCTGTTCGTTGATGGTGTGCTGGAGAAGAAAACAAATGCCGGTATCTTCAAGGGAGGAGAAGTGTCCGACGTATTGGGCTACGCTGATCGTAGCACGGTGACTGTTAGGGGCTTTCTTTGCGCCGTTCGGGCGCTGTGCCCCAAGCTTCGGCTTCAGTCACGCAAATCTCCAGTGCGTCCCCTACCTTTAGGGAAGTGGAGGGGTCTCTTGCGCGAGGCAAGATCGAACCCCAAAGTTTACGACGCTTTGACGACCAAGATCGTTGAAGAACCCACCGGTAATGCTTTTCCGGTTGTGGGTCTGCCTCCGGGTTACGACCTCAGCCCCGAGGAGGAGAAAGCGGCCATCGAGTGTCGCGTCGCCCAATTAAGAAAAGAAGGGTACAAAGGAGAGGGTTGTTGTGGGGCTTACTCCGGTAAGTTCTTCACTTCCTCTAACATCCGACTTGGGTTGACGGCTCGAAAGATCGAGCAGGGTAGGACGTCGTTACGTCAGGCCCTGAGCCGAAAAACACCACCCTCAGACGACAAGACCCTTAAGGTCCTTGCTGACAGGTGGAAGATGAGAAGAGAGGAGGAGCTTCTGGTACAGGACCGCGCCTCAGTGGATGTGCTTGCCTACGAGCACGTTTGCGACATATGCGCGCACTATTCTAGAATAGTCCGTATGTCTTGCGAAATCAAGGCGTTCTACAAAGGAAAGGTGCCGACGGGCGGTGATCCGGATTTATCCACCGGGGAGCCTGAGAACGGGGATGAGTTGAGGCAGAACCTCGGTTTTGTTTCTCTCTGAACCAGTGCGGTACCAGAGGCCGAGCTGCGGGAACGCAGTAGTTAACCCCTCGCGCGCTCCATGTGTTACTATTTCGGTAGTGACTGG